CTTAAGGTATAGCTAGGAACACACCCCTCCCGAAGGATTTTAGTGCTCCCTCCTTTTTTGTAGGAAAAGGAAAACCTCCTGATCCCATCTTCGATGAGATCTATATTAGATCCAGTCGATAGAGGAGAATGTAACTACACGTTTCTTCTTGTCCAGAAGGGCACGCTGCATCTTCTTCTAATCAATGAATGAATAGCGGAAGACACGGCTTGCTTTCTGAAGAGAGACTCGGGTGTCCCTAAGAGACTTACTGGATAATCCAGGAAGTATCTTTTCCCCAAATAAAGACTCTAAGTCCTCATGTGTTGGATTACGGCTTAAAGTCGCAAACCACACTAACTGTTCTCTGAGGTCTTCCTATGTGCGAATCGCATGTAGGGTATAGACCCAGAAGGCAGGAGATAACTAATAGAGTACACGCTCGTAGAAACTCTAAGCAGTGACCTGAGAAGAAGGAACTAATTGCCACCAATAACGGTAGTAATATAGATCTTCTTTTAAAGTCTGAGCTATACCTTCGCGTATAGTGTCACCCACCTCGGTCAAAAGACCTTGATAAAGTGATAATATAACACCTCGGTTTAACCCTCCATCGAATAGTACATCGGCTAAACTCCCATGACCTTTGGAGGCCACGGTTGAACCAGGAAAGAAGGTAGCTGCTAAAATTAACCTTATGTTGCCCTCTGTTAAAGAGAAGCGACTAAGGAAATCTCGAGCAGGAGTCTTAAAATCGATAAAACCTAGCCTGTAAAGGTCAAGGAGAAGAGGATACGCATTAAGCCTGAATCGAACGAAGTTCAAAACAAGCCCAGCTCCAATAGGAGTATACGTAACCTCTGGCCCAACTAATTGTTTCGCAAACTCACAGATCTTGTCACTAACGAGGGATTTTCCTTCGCTAATGCCAATACCCTATGAGGTTAACTAACTACGGTAGTGAAAAGCAACATCGTCATCATTGATGACTACGTCATCGCCTAAAACGGCATAGCCGTCGAAGGACGCTGATAGACCTGCACGCTAAGCCGCAATCCTAACCAGAAAATGGTTAAAAGTTGCAAGCATAGCCCACGAGGAATAAGCTCCCATACCTTGACCAACAGAATACTTAATTGGAGTATCTTTATACCACCAAGTAAGGTCCTATAGGATCCTCCACTAATCACCTCGCACTCCGAAGAGTGAAAGGATTTGAGCGAGGAAATCTACAGGGATCCTGTCAGTTGCAGCTGTCAAGTCTATTGAATGAAAAGTAC